TATATAGCTTCATTTATAACTGATGTAGCCGACCCTTCATTATTACTTATTCCTGCTGGAAATTGGAATTTAGAATTTTTCTTTTCTTCAAGTTCTGCTGGTGGTTCACCTTCATTTTATACTGAATTATATAAATACGATGGAACTACATTTACATTAATTGCAAGTGGTTCTGCTGTTCCCGAAGGAATAACAAATGGAACGGCTATAGATGCTTATTTTACTGCATTAGCAGTGCCTGAAACTGTATTAACAGTTAATGATAGATTAGCTATTAGAGTTTATGTAAATGCTTCAAGTAAAACAATTACACTACATACGCAAAATGGACATCTTTGCGAAGTAATAACAACATTTACTGCTGGATTAACTGCCTTGAATGGATTACAGGCACAAGTTCAGAATTTTGCAGTAGGAACATCAGGAACAGATTTTGCTATTAATTCAAGTGGAAGTACGCATACATTTAATTTACCTGATGCAAGTGCAACCGCAAGAGGAGCAATTACAACAGGAAGTCAAACTATTGCTGGAGCAAAAACATTTACAGGGGCAATAAGTGCAAGTAATTTAAGCGGAACTAATACAGGTGATAATGCTACAAATACTCAATATAGTGGATTAGCAACATCGAAAGCAAACGTAGCTTCTCCAACATTTACAGGAACTGTAACAACTCCAGCTATTATAGTTAGTAGTGAAACCGCCTCTACTTTAGCTTCATTTGATGATTCTAAAAACATAAAAAGTCTACCCACTACTACATATCCAAGTTTAACTGAATTAAGTTATGCAAAAGGACTTACAAGTAGAGCGCAAACACAACTTGATGCGTTAAAGTTAGAGTTGATTTACTTAGATTCTGACGACACTTATTTTGATTCGTTCTATATAAGAGCAGTAAATGATGGAGCTACATTTGAAGCATCGAACTCATTACTATCTACAATGGCTAATTTGCGTTCAATATCTTATGTTAGTCAAGGATTTATTCAACAGATAAACGCTGATAAATTTGTTCAATTAGGAGGAACTCCTGAAAAGTATTTAATGGCAAATGGTTCAGCATTATCGAATATAGCCACGAACACAACAACAACAGCATTATCGTTAGCGACTTTAAATAGTACATATCCAACAGCGATAATAGGATTTAGAGTTCATTGCATTAGTATAACCGCAGGTAAATTAATCTACGAAAGAACATCAACAGGATGGGTATCGTATTCAATAACAACAGTAATATGAGTTTATTAACACAAGCATCTTTAATTGTAACCCCGACCGCTGAAAAGGCTGGTAAATTATATTCAGTCGTACCTTCAAATGGTAATGGCGATATGGATGTAGTTAGAAATACAACAGCAACGAGAGTTAATAGTTTAGGATTAATTGAAAACGTACCTGTAAACGAGCCGAGATTAAACTATGAAGCAGGAAGCCCAAGTATTTTAATAGAGCCACAAAGAACTAATTTAGCTTTAAGAAGTGAGGAGTTTAACGATGTGTTTTGGGGAAAAGCTAATGCTACAATTAATACCAATACGACAACCGCCCCAAATGGCACACTTACTGCGGATAAATTAGTTGAAAACACCACTTTAGCTCAACATGCAGTTACAAGAACAGTTACAAGTATATCTAATCAAACAGCTACACTCAGTATTTATCTTAAAAGAGACGGTAGAGATTCTGCTACTATTTTTATATTTGATAATAGTTATGCAAATGGATTTGGGACTAATGTTAACTTATTGACTGGAACTATAACTTTAAATTACAATCAAGGTACAGGAGTTAGATTAGACTCGTCAATTACAAATGTTGGTAATGATTGGTATAGATGTACAATTACTGGTATAGTTGGAGGAACAAGTAATAACATAGCTGTATATACAGCAATAGGCAATAACACTATATATGCTGGAGATGGTACAAGTGGTGTATTTATTTGGGGCGCTCAATTAGAATTAGGAGCTTACCCTACATCTTACATACCAACTCTTGGAAGTGCTATTACAAGGAATGCGGATTTATTAACAAGAGCAAACATTTTTACAAATAATCTAATTACAAGCGCTGGAGGTACTTGGTTTATTCATTTGATAAATAATATACCTTATATTAGAGATTTAGCTACAAATGGATTATTTTTAATGGATTCAACGACTCTTAACTTTGGATTTAGACTTAAAACCCCCGGTGGCGGTACATTTAGATTTTCTATTGCTAAAGTATTAGCTGGAGCTGAAATTCCATTATATACCACTCTTACAAACATTGTAAAAATTGCAATTAAATGGAATGGAACAACTTCTGATATTTTTGTAAATGGGGTAAAAGTAGTAACAGCAACAGTTTTTACGAATACAAATATGAATTCTATTGGTGCTAATATTTTAGTTCCAAAATCAATAAATTCTATGATGTTATTTCCTGCCCCTTTAACTGATACAGAATGTATAAACTTAACAACATTATGATATTTAAACTAAACTACCCAGACAAACAAACAGCAATAGCTGATTTAATAGATAAAAAAATAATTGATGCAGATTTCAACTATTTAAAAGGCACTCACGCTGTTGTGGAAATAGGCAAAGTCGTAAAAATACCAGCCACATTTGATGAAAATGGGGAACTACTTACAGAGCCTATTTATTACGATGGGTATGCTTATGATGTGATGAGTGATGAAGAAGTGGATTTTGGTTCTTTTGAGATATTTCCTAAAAACCCAGTTCACGGATTCTCTGGATTATGATATTAATAGCACAAGACAAACCATTTTTTATACGGTTTTTTAATATTTATTATTAGTCAATATTTTTTAAATGACTATTTAAGTTTTGGAATTGTATTCGCTTTCGCATTAGGGAAAGAAATTAAAGACCAAATAGTCTATAAAGGATTTAATTACAAGGATTTATTAGTACCATCAATTATAATACATTTTTTAAGATGAGCAAAGAACAAATAGATATAATATTAAGTAAATGGATTTCACGTAAGTTATTAGTATTTTTAGTAGCTTGTTTTGGTTTATTCGCTGGGGATTTAACATCTCAAGATTGGGTTATTATCGCAACTGCCTATATAGGAATGCAAGGATTTACTGATATAGTTAAAAAAATAAAAAGTTAAAATGGAATCTACTAAACTATACTTACTTAATTCACTTACAATGCTTATAACATTTACCAATGTTGAGAATACATTAAAGTTATTATTGTTGTTACTTTCCATTATATATACTGGAGTAAAAATATATGAATCATTAAAACCAAAGAAAGATGAAGCTGGACAGTAAAGGCTATTTAATTATCACAAGTTTTGAAGGGTTTAGTGCTAAACCTTATTTATGCCCTGCTAAGTTAGCCACTATCGGGTATGGTAATACCTTTTATAAAGATGGTAAAAAGGTTACTATGATTGACAAGTCAATTACAAAAGAGGAAGCGCTTGATATTTTTAAAGACATTGCAGATAAATTCGCTAAAAGAGTTTCGGCTTGTGTTAAATCTCCAATAACTCAAAACCAATTCAATTCTTTAGTGTCTTTCACTTATAATGTGGGTGTGGCAAATTTTATGAATAGTACGTTATTAAGGAAAGTAAACGCTAATCATACAGACCCATCTATACGTGCAGAGTTTTTAAGATGGGATAAAGTAGGAACAAAAAAATTAGCAGGTCTAACAAGAAGAAGGATATATGAAGCAGATAATTATTTCAGTGAGGAGTAGGTTTATAGCGTTTTGGCTATTAGTTGTATTATTAGCTACAATACTATCATCTTGCGGTACACGTAAAGTAACTATAAACAAGGTTAAGAAGGATTCTTTGTCTCAAATTTACACTAAAATAGTAACTAAAGAGGATATTAAGATTGAAACTAAAAACGATGTTACAATAGATGAATTTACGATAACTCCATTAGATACTTGTAAGGATATTGTTATTGATGGTAAAACGTACAGAAACGCTATTTTAAGCTATAAAAAGACAAAAGACAACACTATACAAGTACAAGATATAAAAGTGTCTAAAAACAATTTAAAACTACAAGAAACAAAAGTATCAACAACAGAAAAAGTTAAAAGTATGGAAAGAACTTATGAAATTTTATTAATTTTAATTCCGATTTTATTGTGGTTATATTATGAATTTAAAATAAGATAAAATTGTCGAGTATTAAGAAATAATTACATATATTTGTAATATGAAAAAAAATGCTGAAAGGCGGTATCGATTTAACCATTATATCGCAAACAAAGTTGGAGTAACTATCAATAAACAAGGTCGTTATCGACTAACTCCCGAACAAGAGAATAAATACTTCGACATCGTTCAAAATCAAGAGCATATCAAAAGGCTTTTCTTTGACATCGAAACTTCTCCAAATCTTGTTTATGCTTGGAGGATTGGTTATAATTTAACTATACATCCCGATAGTATTGTAGATGAGCGAAAAGTTATATGTATATCTTACAAGTGGGAACACGAAGATAAAATCCATAGATTAACGTGGGATAAAGATATGTGTGATAAGCAAATGCTTATTGATTTTATATCGGTGGCTAATAAGGCTGACGAAATGATTGCACACAATGGGGATAGGTTTGACATTAAATGGATAAGAACACGTTGCATATTCCATAGGGTTTCAATGTTTCCTCAGTACAAGACATTAGATACTCTTAAAAAGGCTAAAAGTGGCTTCAATTTCAATTCCAACAAACTGGATTACATTGCACAATTTTTAGGAGTTGGAGCAAAAATTAAGCATAGTGGATTTGATATGTGGAAGGAAGTTATGAAAGGCAATCCTGATGCACTTGAAGAAATGGGTAACTATTGCGATGGAGATATAGTTGTCTTGGAAGATGTATTCTTGACGATGCAGAACTACATTAAACCAAACACTCACGCTGGAGTTATAAATGGTAATCTTAAATATAGTTGTCCATCTTGCTCAAGTGAAAATGTAATCTTACTTAAAAATATAGTTACTGCTATGGGAACTATCAAGAGATTAATGGAATGTCAAGATTGCGGTCAAGTCTACGAGATAAGCAATTCAGCATACAAACTTCATTTAGAAATGAAAGATAAGTTTAAGTAATTCGGTAAATAACGGCGATAATCACCGTAACCCCTAATAAATATATTTATTAGGGGTTTTTCTTTACAATTCAAATATGTTACCATTACTACTCAACTTGCCAAACCTTCTATCGGTTACTACCGAGCCATTACTAAATATTGTATCGCAAATAGATAGCTTCATTGTTCCAGCATTAATAATGTCATCACTATTATGGATATGACCGAATAACATTAGTTTTGGTTTAATTCTTGTGATAATGTGTCGTTTTAACGCTTTACAGCCACAAAAATCTAATTTACCATCTCTATCTTCAGAAATATCTAATATTCCCTTAGGAGGTGTGTGAGTGATTAATATATCTACATCATCATCAACACTTTGTTCCCAGTGTCTATCTAATTTATCTCGGCTTTTCATAAAGCTCCAATTACCAAAGTTAGGAGATACTGGACTACCGTGAATTTTAAATCCATCTATATGAATAAAATCATCTTCAAGGTATATGATTCCTTTTTCTCCAAAATCTCCAATTGATACCAATTTCTTTTCAATCGATGAATCGTGATTTCCAGCTACATATATTTTTGTTGGAATAGGTAGCTTGGAATACCAATCAATAAATCTTCTGACTTCAGGTTCATTATTGTAAGGATCTCTTACATTACTACAATCTCCTGAATGGATTACAATATCTATATTATCAGGAATTTCTAATAAATCGTGATAGGTATGTGAATCACTTATATGCCAAATTCTTTTTTTCACGTTCTTTACATTTTTCTAATAGTTCTTTTGCTTTTTGTTTTTGCTCTGCTGCGTACTCCCATATTGAGAGTCTTTTTTCTACTGTGTGTTTGCTGTAAGCCATTCTTTTCTAAGTTTTTTAATGAAATCTTTAACTGCTCCTTCCATTTCTGTTGGAACACGTAACTGTAATATTTTGAAATCGTAATCTAATTGCTTCCTTCCAGCTCCTTCTCTTTTTCCGCCTTGTGTGTTACTCATTATCGTTTTGTATTAAGTTATAAATATATTCCAATGTTTCAATTTCTCTCAATTGAGCATCAATTAATACGAGTGCATCATCAATCTTCCAAAAATCAAAATCTCTTTTTGCTACTTCAATCATAGCTCCTATTTTAATCTTTGCATTTTCTTTCATAATCCTCTTGATATTTAGTCCAAATATTCACTTCAAATCCATTTGTACGGAGGGTTTCTATAACGTGGGATTGTATTGGCGATAGCACTCCTTTAGGCTGTTTAACCTCTACGAACATAGCTTTACCATCTTTCAATGCGAGTATGTCAGGAATACCTGTAAGCGAGGTCTTTATGAGCTTCACTACAATCCAGCCATCTTCTTGGAGCTTCTTCTTAATCTGTGTTTGCCTTGCTGATTCAAGCATTTGTATTGATTATTATTGGTTCTATATATTCTCCTAATTTATAATTCTCATTTTGACCCTTTGGATATTTTTCAATTTTATATTTCAATTTACTAATATACTTTTTCTTTTTCAATTTACTACTACAAAAATAAATATACCTATGTTTTGAGCTTCTAAATTTTCTTAATCCATTCTGATTATTATTATCGTAGTGTCTTGAGTGCTTACCTCCTTCAACGTACTTATCAGTTCTACTTACTGTTTTTCCAGTATAAATCCAATTTGTAGCTTGATAAATATATCCATTATGATTCATTTGAGTATCTGCATAACTTACAATTATTAAATCTTTATTTTTTAATTCATTTAAGCACCAAGAAACGAATTTTGATAATTGTATTTTAATTTCTCCATTAGTACATAATCTATTTAACTCAAATACTTTACTACTATATTCTATTCCGCAAACACCTATACACAAACTATTACTTGCTGGTTTGCCAAAAGTGCATACTGCTTTCAATTCATCACTTTCAAAATAACCAAAAGAATAAGTTATACTTGGTTTTCTACCTGAATAATGTAATGGAAGTAAAAAATTTACTGCTTCTTTATAACTTACTTCTTTAAACATATCTTATCGTTATAATCACATTCAAACTCTAATAATCCACTTCCATCTAAATAAATAAATGTATATATCCAATGATACTTACCATATTTATCAGGTATATCTTCATTTTTTCTAATCCCACTATATCTAATTTTCTTTCCTAACGGAGTTAGCTGGATGCGTTGGTCTAACCAATAATCACGCTTTTGAAATGTAATACATTCAGGAGGTAATGGAACAAACTCTTTTTTCATTTGACAAATATAATACTTTAATTTGAATTACAAAATGTTTTCACGTTTAATTTAAATTTTTTTTATTCATACAAATATTAATGAAGTAATGTTTTTTCTATTTCCAGCGAGATAACCTCTTAAAGTAACTTTATTATATCCAAGTATTTCTGATGCTTCTTTTATACTATTATAAAATACTCCAGTAGCTAAGTCTAAAACTAATCTCCCTTTATTTTTTTGGTTTGGTCTTTTTACGCCTTTTCTAACAATTGACATTTTTAACTTTGTTTCTATACTTGCTTTTTTACCTTTGTGAGCATTACTAATTTTATCTTTAGTTTCTTGACTTAATATAGCTCCTAATCTAGTTTTTTTACCCTTCAATGAATTTGACATTTTTAATTTTGATTCCTCAGTGTGTTTTTTACCTAAGAACGGTCTTGTATTGTTTATACTTATCTTTAATTTAGTTTCTTCTGATGATTTACCACTTCTATCATTAGTTTTAGTGTAGATACAATTTAAACCATTCTCTATTGAATCGTATATTTCTTGATAATATCTTTCTAATTCATTTAGTTTATTTGTATCACATTCAATTAATATTTCAATTTTATGATTTTCAAATCCATATTTCAACAGCGATTTATATATTTTTGGCTGTTCTTTGCATTTAAGATTTTTATATGACTTTATCCTATCTTCTATTTTAACGCTTTGCCCTATATAAACTCTATTAGTTGGACTTGTAATCTTATAAATTCCTATCATAAAAATTCTTTTTTATACA